TCGACAGACTTGGTGTTGAAGTCAGGAGTCGATGCAACAACGCTGGAAATCTTCTTGGCGTTTTGACGGTTAAGCGCAGTAGANACGCGACGGAGGTCACCAACCGAAACGGTTGCGANAATATCGCTGACCTGTGCAACCTTGTTAGCACGGAACACGTTGGTGCCNGCCTTCAATACGTTGTAACGCAGGGTTTCGACAGTAACCGCAGCNTGTTCACCCAAGATGTCAGTGGCTTGTTGCAGCACTGGATCGGTGTGAGTGTCCATAACCACATCAGTAATGGTAACGTAGTCACCATATTGTTGCAGNGTGGCGGTGTAGTCTTGGTTAGCCAGCTTGGAGCCGGTTGGGGTAACGCCTTCAACCAACGGTGTGGTTGCTACAGGGATGTAGAAGTTCTGTGCTGGGTTACCAGTACCTGCAGCGCCGGTGGCACCGCTCAGGAAGTAACGGCGGAACTTAGCGACGTTGGTGTTGTTGGTTGGCAAAACATAAGTTTGGCCGAATTTTTCAAAGTGCAGATAAGGCATTGCACGATTGAGCATACGTACAACAGAGTACGCTGCGACTGCCGGTGTAATGTCACCGTAACCTGTAACTTGAGCCATGTTGTTCTCCTAGATAAATTCCAAAAATTATGCTGCATTCTTGGCAAATTCAGCGAAGGCTCCCTCGAAATCGTTGGGATCAACGCCTTGCACAATTGCAGACCGCTTGGAACCGACTGGGGCCAACGACTCAACCGCTTGTTTGGTTGCCGGAGGCAGCTCAGATTCCTTCTTGGGTGTCTTGGTGATCGGTTGTGATACACCAGTCTCCCGTTTATAACGTGCCACCAGATCAGCTACTTCTTCCGGTGACCCCTTATCTATAACATACTCGTAAGCCGGTCGCAAGTATTCGGGCTGTTTCTGCACCCAATCGACGACCTTATCTCGTACGTTATCGTAATCTTCCACTGTAGACCGTAGGTCTGTCAAGTGGGTTCTTGTTGCCAACTCGTCCAACACCTGCCGCATGGGCTGCACAACCTTGGCAACTTCAGCAAACATATAGCTCGCCAGATCGCGGTACTCCGCCCTGCGACGAAGCGCTTCCGCCTTGGCGACATCCGGCCATTCCTTCTCGTACGTGTCCAAGAAAGACTTTTCTTCTGCGGAAAAAAGCTCAGGCTCTGGAGCGGGAGTCGGATCAGGTTCAGGTTGCGGCTCAGGTGTTTGCTGTTTCGCCAACATATCCGCCAAGCGCTTGATCACATCGTCGTCAGACTCCTTGGGNGCNGGNTCTTCNGGTGCNGGTTCTTCNGGTNCNGGCTCTNCNGGNACAGGTTCTGCAGGTACAGGCTCTGCTGGCGGCTCTTCCGCAGGTNCAGGTTCTGCCGGGATTTCTTCCTCGATTGGCTCTTGTGGTGGCGTGTCGCCAGTAGCATCCGCTCCGAACCGCGCAAAGGCTGCGGTAAATTCGTCGTTTTGTGCTGTATCGGTAGCCATTCTTTACTCCTTACGTGTGGTTAATTCAGCCATGCTCGGCTTCATGATCATGTCAATAATGCGCTTGATTGCGGCAACTTCTGCTCTGGCGGCTAAAAAGTCATCAGGACCGACATCCAGCAGCCGGTCCCGAGATTCCTCATACATTGCTTCCAACAAACTGATTACAGCCTGAACATCATGCCCCTGCCGGACCACCTGCACCTGCTTGAGCCGGGTTTGCACTTCCACCTTGTTGTTCCGCATCGTCTACGAGTCCTTTCTCCAGCACTTCCAGAACATTCTTCACTTGTGTCGCCTCGGCGTTGGCTGCGTTCTTCTGTCCTTGCGCAATGTTCTTGTACGCTTGCGACAGAGTATCGCGAATCTGTGCTGCAACCATTTCGTCACGCTGTTGTTTCTCTTCAGTGGCTTGTTGCTGCTGAACGGCGCGGCGACGGTCTACTTCCGCCTTACTTACTAGCATACCACTCAAATCACGTACTGCAAAGCGTTGCTCAACCATCTTGCGGTCATCTACGTGTATCAACTCTTCCGGACGCAAGGTCGTTGCCAGCTGATCCAGCTGCATACCGCGAATTTCCTTGGCAATCAGGCTGGTGGCGCCACGAGCGATGACGTTGTAGTCCCCCNNCAGCTCAGGCTTCGGATTGAACTTGCGGTTAAACCACACGAGCGAAGTAATGACCGATTGCGTGAAGCTATCGAAGTTACGGATAATGTCCTTGAACGGCAGGGCTGCATCGCCTCGCAGCATGGACGCTCCTGCAGCTGTCCGCATCGGTTCGCTGGGGCCACGCTCCATATCACCACCAGTGGCCGGGCCGACAAACGTCTCCATATCGGCAAAGCGCATGAACAGGTCGATCGTTTTCAGCAGCTCGTCAATGTGGCTATCGATCGCGATATTCTTGACCGCCGACACCTGCGCATCCAAGCCCAGACCTTCACGGTACCAAATCTTGTACCCATGCACGCTCGACAAGTCCTGATCCAGCCGCAGCAGCTCTGTATTCAGCTCCAAGTTGGGTCCGCACACCACACTGGCGTTATCCAGCAGCATCCGCGCAGCCGCAGCAATAGACATCTGACTGTCGCGCATCACGTTGGGCAGGCCGTTACCGACCGGGCTCGTATCATCCTCGTCAAAAATAAACGTGTGAATAGTCTTCACATCCGTGCCAAGCTTGCGCCACGGGTTAATGTCCGCCTTAATGACNGTGTTATCGATCATCCACACCTCGGCGTCGATGTCGTCCGCCATCTTGTCTTCCGGCACGTCCACACCGGCCATCGACAGATACTGCCCGCTAACCGGACCATTCCATATGATGACCTCGTACTTACTGGTCTCGGACTTCTGCTCGTTGACGTTAATCTTGACGCCCATGCTACGCAGCTCGGCCTCGAACGGCTGGGCCTTGTAATTCCCCTGCTGCCCGACAGTATTGAGATACTGCTTGATCAGATTACCGAAGAAGTCCTTGCGATCCGCCAGCTTGCGCACTTGATGGCGCGACATAACCAGACGAATAAAATAGCCGTCGCCGTTGCGCAGCGTCTTGGCCGACATGTCCGGATAAAAGTCCCACACCGGCAAGAACTCAAACATAGGCTTATACTTGGTCGACTGCTTGGGTACCGGCGCACCGGTCTTCTCATCCATCTGCCATGTAGTCTTCTGCGTCGCCGTCACGAACGGACCGCGCAACACACCCAAACCGTACAGAATCCCGCTCGACACCACCTTGCGGTTGAGCGAGACATAATCCAGCGACTGATCGCCTCCGATCTCCTGCAGCTGGTCGTCAATATAGGTAGATAGCGTTTGCGCCCGCTCAGCGGCCATCTCTTCCACGGCGTCGGCCACCTCCTGCTCGGTCAGCGGCTCTTCGATGCCTGCCTGCTGCTTCTTCTGCATGGCCTGCACAATAGCGTTCATCACGTCCTCTGGGGACATATCGGGGTTGGGNCTGGCTCGCAGCTCCCAGTTGCGCTCGTTGCCGGGGAACATCAAATTCATGATGCGCGACANCACACTGATACACTTGACGCGCGTCACGCGCGGATACGCCCTCGACCGGTTGGGACTCAAGTCTCGCTCGATCTCAGGGTCATACTGGCCCAAATACTGCCGCAGGTTGCGCATCCATCTCAGCTCGGCCACGCGCCTGTCGCTGACATACTGGGTAAAGAGTTTAGACAGCTTGTCCCCCAGCGCCTTCAAATCATCGGGGTTGATCTTCTTGACCGGCGACGACCCTGCGTCGGGCACTGTAATGACTGGGGGTTTCTGTTCTGCCTGCATATCAGACCTCATCTATAGTGATAGCCCGCACCGCTCTGACGGGGTGGGGTGAATGTCGGGACCTGCCTGCCGCCGTAGCGTTCTGCTTTCTCAGACAGTCGTGCGAAGTGTCGTGCCAAGTATCCAAACGCGTCTCCCGGGTGGCTGTAAGCATTCTTTTCAGGCTCGGCACCCTTGATTATGTCTCGTTTCTGGTCGATAACGAAGCGCCACCCACCTTTTAACGCCCTGACAAGTATGGGGCATTCCTTCGCATCAATCAACAGCGCCGGCCCCACATCCGTCAGCCGCGACGCAAAGTGATCGATCGCGTTTAACCGGGCAGGCAAGCGATTGTTCGTATCATACCGCACTTCAAAGTGTTTCCGCAAAACGTCCACGACCGACTTCTCGTCCGACTGTGCCCTGTTGGCAGCCGCCGGGTCAGGCGCAATAATCACCCTGCACCCCGGGAACCGCCTGCGCAGGTACGGTTTCAACTTCTCCGATATGAGCCGCTCCGTCCCCATCCCCGTCTGCACCAGCTCGCCGTACACTCTCAGCCGCCCATGCAAATCGTCCTGACCAAAAATAAACGCGCTGCCCCCGATGCCCGGGTCGAACCCCACCACAATCGGCTGCATGGGGTCATACTTCAGNGGCGNCTTCGACAAGTGCAGGTCTGCGTTGAACGCGCTTACCACCGGCGTGCCGGCAATACTGTACCCCCACTCCGCCTCGATAAACTGCTTGATCCACGCCGGCGACTTACCCTTGGCCTGATTCGTATAGTAGTCTCTCCCGCCCGGCAGGTTNTCCAAGTTCTCCGCCCCCGGGTCGAACCCCGACGGCTGCAAAAAGTATCGAGCGTTTTCGGGCAGGTTGTTATGCAGATACTCGTACCAGTGATTATCTTCCGTCGACGGGTTGGACGACCCCCACATACCCCAATTCGTAGCCCCACCGTCTTTCATTGACGGGAACCGCCCCAACCGCGCGGACAGCGCATCCACGATCTCCATCGGAATCTGCACAAACTCGTCGAGAATCGCAAACGTCACTTCCAACGACAGCACCCGCGCCACGTCATCCGGCGTATCCAGCGGCCTGAACAGCACCTCGCACTCGACATCCCCGAAGCGCAAGGTAAACTTACTCTCCGTCGCACGCCACGTGCCGGCCTGCCCATCCTTAAACCAATAATTCCACGACACGATCGTAGTATCCCGTAACTGCGGCGCGGTATTCCGCACAATCACAGCTCTTGTCCGACGTATGCCGTCCGGTCCGGGCGCCTGCAGCTGCGCCATTCTTACCAGCTTGAAAAACAACCCGGTCGTCTTGCCCGAACCTACGGGCCCCACAATCCAGTCATAAAACAGCTCACCCGGTCGGAAATCCTTG